TGCAGGACGTGATCATAAGCGGTTCTGCGGAGCTAACTTTTTTTATTTATTTTTACTTTTTTTTATTATAAATATTGCTCAAAAAACCGGTTTGACCCCTAAAACTTAAAAAAATAATATTTTATGTTTGACAAGAAAATGGTAAAAGTGCTTTTTCGGATTTGTAGTATTTTAAATTTTTTATAGTTCTTTATAAAGTCGAAAAATCAGCCGGAAAATTAACCGGCTGCGAAACATAATTGTCTATCGAATTAAATCGAAGGCGGTGTGTCCAGATAGTATCTGGGGACACCGTTTTTTTTGTTTTTAATATCACAAATTAGAAATTGAGAAGTTAACCAAACCGTTATTAAGTGAGGAAACAAATTATGGAAAAGAAGATGATCAAGGAAATGATCGAATCTTTAAAAGGAAAATTATCTACAGAAGAGTTAAAAAAAGTAGAAACCGATTTAACTGAAATTTTAAGTGCGGAAGCTGTGATGGAAAAAGCTTTGTCTAAAGCAAACGATGGAGCAAAAATTTCAAGGGAAAAGAGTGAAGAACTGCAAACAGAAAGTGACAAATTGCAAACAGAAATTGATGAACTGAAAAAGAAAAAAGAACCTGATCTGAAAAAAGAACCTGATCTGAAAAAAGATCCACCTAAAGAACCAGAAGTTGTTCCTGAATACATTACAAAACTGAACGAACGCTTGGATAAAATTGAAACTGAAAAGGAAATTGAAACACAGAAAAAGGAATCCGAAGCGAAAACCAAGCAACTCAATATTGAAATTGAAAAATATCTGGAAGAGGTTGAACTGCCAAAGAAATTAGCAGCACACATCAAGGTCACTGATCCTGAAAAAGTCAAAGAAACAATTAATTCGCTCAAACAAACCCTAAATGATCAAGCATTAAAAGATGGTACTGTTCCATTAACCGGAAAAGGTGCTGGATCAATTACAGAGGAAAAAATTAAGGCTTTTGCTGAAAAGCAAAACAAAGAAAGAAATGAAACTTTAGAATTGTAAAGAAGGAGTCGAAATGAGTTTACAATTAGTTAAAACCGATGGCACAGTCGAAGCCATTGTGTTTGAAAAAGTCTTGGAGGACGTGCCAGGAGGAGTCACTCTAAAGACATCGGAATTAAAGACACTAACGAAAGAAATTCTGGAAGGTGCTTTACTTGCCGAAGATCCGTCAACTGCCAAGCTTTATCATCTCGTTAAAACAGCAAAAGTTTACGAAGCCGAAGCAGCTAATGGAACAGCATTAAAAGTGCTGAAAGCACACGAATTTAAAGTTGGTGAGTTTATCACCAATGGACAGGTATCAACTGAAATTGTTTCGATTACCACAACCGAAACGCTTTATGATACTATCAATTTAACCGCAACTTTGGACGCATTAGAAGCTGTTCCGGTCAATACTATCGTTTACCAGGGGACATCTGAGACCTCAAACGCTGCTACAGCAAGTTCGGCGGTTGTTGAGGATGTTGTCGATGCCACTCTAACGGTTTCAAGCCCTCGTGGGATTGGAAATGGAATAACCGTAACTATTGCCGCTGCTGGCGGTGATACACTTGCGGTAACTTATACTATTGCAACCCGTGTATTACTTCTGTCTCTGGCGAATTCAACTGCCACAAAAAATACAGCAGCTCTTATTCAAGCCGCAATTAGAGCATTATTAGTTCACGAAGGGATTGATTTCTCAGATTGGACTTGCGCTGCTGGTGGAACCTGGGATGCTGCTGCTATTGGTGGAGTTTTGACTATTTCTACCGACTATATGATTGGTGGGGTTGAAAAACCCGCTGCTATTGATCCGCTTTACGCTGCTGACTCAGTAATGCGAAATAGTGTCGATGTTACCGGCGATGATATGAATATAATTGTCTCTGCTGTAACCCGTGGAACAGTTAACGAATCATTGCTTCCTTTCTATGTTCCTGCCTGTCACAAAACTGCCTTAACTGACAGAATTAAATTCATGTAAGGGGAGGAATGATGAATCCATCAATTTTTAATGAAATAAGTGCAAAGACATTGGAAATATACATTTCCAGAAATGACTATGGCGTTGACTACATGTACAAAAAGATTTTTCCATCCAAGTATGTAACGTCATTACTTTATCAAACATTAATCGGAGCACAGGGCAATCCCGTAATTGCAGATGTAGTTTCTTATGATGCCAGTGCACCGGAAAAAAGCAGGAAAACAATAAGCATTTTGACCGGAGCTATTCCTGCGATAAAAATCTTGAGACGAATGACAGAAGTGCAAATTAATCAATATCTTAATCAGAAGAACGATCCCAGAATTGACAAAGATGCATTGCTGAAAGTTCTTTTTAATGATATTGATTATTGTTTTACCGGTTTGGAAGGTCAAAAAGAATGGATGTGTCATCAATTGTTGTCACAGGGCTTTATTGCTTATGATAGCACTAATAATGCTGGAGTTGTAACTGAGAACAATATAGACTTTCAACTTCCGGCAGCGAACAAAAGAAAGGTCAAATCTGCTACCGGAACACGTGTTTGGAATAATGGTACTGCTGCTAATTATCTTCCTATCACAGATATCGAAGTTATTGTAACCGCTGCACGTGCGCTCGGGATCAAGCTGAAATACCTCTTAATGAATTACACTAAATGGGCTCAATTCAGGGCAGCAACTGAAGTAATTCAATATGTAGGTGGACTTACCACTGCAATCAGAACTCCGACTTTGAATGAAGTTAATGTTGTGATGGCAGCCCAAGGATTACCGAAGATCGTTCTTATGGACGCTCTATTGAATATTGAAACAGCAGAACACGTTATAACAGCCACAAATCCCTGGGTAACGAAATATGTTACTTTTATTCCTGAAACCATACTTGGGAATATGTTAGAAGCACCAATCGCTGCTGAACAACTCAATCTTCCACAGACTAAAAAGGTTAGGAAAGGTAATGCATTGGTCTTGAAATATTCAACTTTGAATCCGGTAAATGAAATCACCGAAGGTCAAATTAACGCTTTTCCAAGTTTCCCATCAATAGATCGCTGTATCAGGTTCGATACAGAAGCAACTCCCGAAGCTGACGGTCTTGACGACTAATCCGGACTGTTAAGATGACTATTTTAGAAGCCTTAACAAGCCTTACTGAGTATGATAATGATAATCTGCTCAGTAAGGTTTTACTTGATTGCGAATTAACTGGAACGGATACTTATGTTTCGGATACGCATAAAGCTAAGTTAGATTTGTGTGCTGCGGATATTTACGAACATATTGCAACTCAACCGGATTTCTCAGAAAGCAAATTATCAATAAAATATGACAAAAAATCATTACTCATAATGGCACGAAAACTCAGGAAAAAGCACGGAGTTCAAACTGCCAATATCTCAGGTAAATCCCGATGGTAAAGCGTTATCCCCACAGCATTGCAATTAAGTATAATGCTGGTGGATTCCCCAAAGGTGAGTATGTTCCTGGTTTTGAAGTTCAAAAGACAACGGTTTGCAGAATCGAACTAGCAGAACGAGTTAATCAGTATAAATCTCAAACTGGTGGTGATATGATCACTAATGAATGGAATATCTTCAGTCCATTATTTACCGGATATGATGAAATTCCATTATCTGCAATCATCATTTCCACCGATACACCGCTTGCTTTCAAAAATAAAGAACATCTGATTTTAGCTTGGAACGTGTTTCAAAAACATATTGAGATTAAGGTGTAAAATGAAGGGATTTCTACAACCTACTTTCACGAATGCAGCTATTTTTAACCGGATAGATCAATTCGAGCGGAATAAACTCGAAAAGATGTATCAATCGCTTTGTTATATCGGGACACAGTTTTCTAATAATGCCAGAAGCACCCGGACTTACATGGATGACACACGCAACCTAAGAGGTTCAATCGGTTATATCGTTGGTTTTAACGGCACTCAAAGGAAAATTAATCTCAAAGGTACTTCTGAAGGTAAAGCAAAAGCTCGTGAAGTTGCGAGTGAAATCTTATCTCAAAACACAAAAGGATTCGTTCTAATCTGTTTTGCAGGCATGGAATATGCTGCTGCTTTGGAGTCTAAAAGCTATGATGTAATAACCGGAAGCGTTCCGGTTGCTTCGTTGCTACTGAAAGAAATTAAACAGCATCTAAAGGCTGCATAATGAGAACGACTTCCGATGTTATTGATCTGCTTTTTGATATTGTAAATGTGCCGGTAGTTACTTCTGAAATTGACGGTGAAGTTTATAAAGGTAAGAAATCCAGACTTCCCGATAAGGTGGATTTACAGAATATTGTCATTCTTTCATTGCCTATCGATAATGGAGATACTCAGCACATGACAGCGATCATAAATTGCTTTTGCATTGATTATAAGGAAACCGGTACAAGAAACGAAACTAAACTGAAAGATATAGCTGAAATAGTTACCACTCAGCTTGAAAATTACACCAAAACAAGAGGAACATATTTCCAATTCAAGATTGTAAGCCAGAATATTATGTCTGACTTTCAACAGAAAAACATGAGCTACAATTCAATTCGTTTGAATTGTAATATTGAAAATTAATTTAACAAGGAGTTAATAATGTCAGTAAAAATGCGTATACACGGGTTTGACAAACTTGAATATAGCACTTGCGGAGCAGATGGCGGTTTAGGTGCTGTTGACACAGAACTTTTGGCTATTGTTCCGGATAGTACAAAATATGGAATTGAAAAGCCCGAAGATATTGAAATTCCAATAGAGGGTTCTGATGAGCCCGACATTAGAGATATTCTTAGGGGTGGACTTAAAACAGTCCATATTAAATCCTATGATACTGCTGCTGCTAACCTCGCTTCATTCTTTGGCGGAAGTGCTACAGAGATAGCTCCATTCGTCTATACAGCACCGATTAAATCAGCAAAAATCTTTATGAGCATACAAGTTACGTGTAAGTATGTTGAAGGTCACGCAACCGTTCTTAAAATTCCTAAAGTATTGGTTCTTGCGAGCTTGGTCGGAGCGATTTCAGATAAAGAATCCGGATACATTGACCTCGAATTTAAGGTTGCTTCTCCCATAAGTGCTTTAGGTGTTGCTTTAGCTCCCTTCACAATCACGAATTTGGTTGAAGTATAAATTATGAACCCTCTTTGAGAGGGGAGGGTTCTGATTTTCAAAGGAGAGTATCTTGCCTAATATTACTGATACAATATTGCAGAAAGGGGTGGATTTTCCCATAACCGTGGATAACCCAAATTTTCTTCATAAGATGAAACTTTTAAAATCTGAGAGAAAATTTGTTATTTATCCGTTACATCCTGGACCTCTATTGCTTATATGCAAATTACTAAATAGTATTGAAAAAATCGATATTGATAAAGAACCTAAAATGTCAATATTGGAATTCACAGCAAAAAAAATTGAATTAATGGACGATAAATATGTCCGAATGATTTCGCTTGCAATTTTCAATAAAAAATTTAGTAAAAATAAATTTATTCGTTATTTCCAAAACATTAAATTCAATTCCATTATAGATTATTTAGATAATAATAGCGATAATCTTGAAATATTGAAATTAATGACCGTGGTTACTCATCAAATGGGGCATAATTCTTTTTTTGCCACTTCGGTCTTGATCGGCAAAATGAAGATAATCGAGACCGAGATAAAAACGGAAAAACAATAAATTTCTGGCAAATAATCGGTAATTTCGCACATTATTTTAACATCTCCTTTGAAGATATTCTATGGAAACACTCGTGGGCTAATATTCTGATGTATTCCCTTAGTGTTCCAAAACCTGTAAGCATTGATAAAAAAACAGATCAAAAGGGCAGTTTAGATTTATCGAATCCTGCCGATTGCAAAATGTTATTCGGTGGTTAAAATTTAATTTTAGGAAAATGATATGGCTTTAAATGTTCAAGGTTCGGACAGCTTATTTTGGAAAACGGGAATTTCAACAACCGGATTAGAAAAAGGCTCGAAGAAAACTCGTGGAATTCTTAAACACTTAATGGGCAATATATCAAAATTAGATATATTTGCCGGTTTGGGTGTTTCTGCTGCACTCGCTTTCAGAAAAGCTATAATGGAAACTTATAAGTTTGCTAAAGATTTTGAAACCGCAATGAAAGAAGTTGAGACTATTTCCGATGCCGTGAAAGCTAATTTTGCCGGTATTTCACAAGAAATAATCAATATGAGTAAAGAAGTACCCGGTTCTGCTGATCAACTCGCAAAAGCTTACTATCAAATTGTAAGTGCCGGCTATGACGGAGCAGAAGCAATGAAAGTCTTATGGACTTCTGCGAAGCTTGGAGTTGCCGGCGTAACCGACACATTCGTTGCCGCTGATGCGATAACTTCGATCATGAATGCTTATGGTGAAGCTGCGGGTAACGCTGCCAATATTGCTGACAAGCTATTCCAGACAGTTAAATTAGGTAAAACCAAGATGGAAGAACTTGGACCCTCAATCACAACCGTAACTGGATTAGCCGCACAGGCTGGATTAGCATTTGATGATTTAATGGCTATCATTGCAAAAGGTGTAAAAACTCTTGGTACAAACGAAATGATGACCGGTATCAGAGGAATGCTGATTGCTCTCACCAAACAGCAGGATGATACAGTTAAAAAAGCAAAAGAACTGGGAATTGAATTTGATATTACCGCTTTAAGCACAAAAGGATTCTCCGCTTTCCTCAAAGATTTAATGGATTCCACCGGCGGGAATATAAAACTTTTATCTGAATTATTCCCACGAGTTCAAGGGCTTTCCGGTGTTCTTGCGGTTGCAACCGATGCGGGTGGTGATTTTGATTCTATTCTGAAACAGATAATAAATTCAGCCGGCTCGATGGACGAAGCATTCAGAATTATGATCGATTCTACCGATAATCAATTAGGGCTTCTAAAAAATATCATCAATGCAAAACTAAAACCGCTGGGTGATGATATTCTTGCAAGTGTAAATAAAATTGCGAAGGGATTTAATCAGGCGTTAG